GAACTTAAAGGACTTTCAATTGAAGGCTACTTCACTGACCGAATGGAAGCTATGTCAGAAAAATCACCAACTAACGAAGAGATCTTAGCAGCTTTAAATGAAATAATCACAAAATCAAATGAATAGAAAGTTTTTCTATTATATTACACAAAACCTTATTAAAAAATAACTATGGATTTAAAAGAACAAATTTTAGTAGCTCTTGGACTTAATAAAGAAGAACAAGAAGTGAAGTTAGGATGGCAAGGCAAATCTGAAGATGGTACAATTTTTGTATCAACAGCAGAAGAGCTTGAAAATGGTGTGGACATTTCAGTTCTTACTGAGGATGGAACTACAATCTTATTACCTGTTGGAACTTATAAAACAGATGATGGTATTTCTTTCAGAGTTGAAGAGGAAGGTATCGTTGCTGAATTAATTGAGTCAGAAACTGAAGAAGAAGAAACTGCTGAAGAAGAATTATCAGAAGAGTCAGTTGAATTAGCTCCTGAAGATGATGACAGAAAAGAAGAAGCTGACGTTGCTGACTGGAAAGGAATGGAGAAACGTATTCAGAACTTAGAAGATGCAGTAGCTGACCTTAAAGAAGCTAAGGTAGGTGGTGATGACGAGGTTGAAGAAATGTCAGAAGAAACTCCATCAACAAATCCAAAATCAATAAAAACTACAGAAGTAGTTGAATTTTCAGCAGAAGAAGAATTAGAAAAATTAAAAGCTGAGAACGAAAAATTAAAAACGGAACTAGCAGAAACTCCTGCTGACACTCCAATTAACACTAATAAATTTAGTTCAGAAAGACCAACTCCAACTGCACAAGATTTTAAAAGAATGAGCAATCAGGAGAAATTCTTATACAACTTAAATAAATATTAATAACTAAAAAAAACAAAAAAAATGGCGTTTACTACGACTTCAAACTTTGCTGGTAAGGCAGCTGGATTCTACATCTCAGCAGCTTTAAAAGCATCAAACTCGTTAGACTACTTAACTATGATAGAGAATATCAAGTATAAGTCTAACATACAAAAAATGGCAGGTTCAGGTGTAGTTGCTGACGCTACTTGCGACTTTACTGACGCAGGTACATTAGCACTTACTGAAAAAGTTCTTGAGCCGAAGAACCTACAAATCAACTTAGACCTTTGCAAATCTACATTATTAGATTCTTGGGAAGCGTTACAAATGAGAGCAGGAGCAGGCGCTCCACCTCCAGCATCTTTTGATGACTACGTTATCTCTTATATGGGTGAAATTATAGCAGAAGCAACTGAAAATTCAATTTGGACAGGAACTGCTGTGGCAGGGAAATTCAATGGTTTCTTAGGAGCAGTAACTGGTTTATTACTTCCTGGAGTTGATGGAACAGTTGTTCAAGATGCAGCAGGAGGTGCTTATACAGCAGCTACAATTATTGCTGAATTACAAGGTGCAGTAGCTTCTATACCAACTTCAACTTTAGGTAAAGAAGACTTACATATTTATATGAGCCAAAGAACTTACCAATACTATATTTCAGCAGTATCTACTTTAGGATATGTAAACGCTTACAATATGAATGGTGATTACGTACCAATGTTTGAGGGGTATAAAATTGCTGTATGTAACGGAATGGCAGAGAATGAATTAGTAATAGCTCAAAAATCTAACTTGTTCTTCGGAACTGACTTGATTTCAGATGCTACTAGAATTACTTTGATGGATATGGCTGCATTAGACGGAAGTGACAATATGAGATTAGTTGCTCGTTACTCAGCAGGTGTTCAAACAGGAGTAGGTGCTGATATCGTAAGACAGGCATAAATAAAATAAAAACGGAGAGGGAGGGTGTCAAAGCCCTCCATCTTTATAACAACTTAAAAATCAATAACTTATGGCTTGTACAGCACTAACAAAAGGAAGGGGTCTTGACTGCAATAGAATCAGTGGTGGAATTAAATTTGTTTATTTTTCTGTTTATGATGATTTTGCAAGAGCTGATTGGGCTTATGATAACACAAACCCTTTAGAAATTGATACTATTGACTTTCAAACTTCTACTATATACAGGTATGCTATGCCATTAGGGGTTGCGAGTCTAACAGATACAATTACAGGTTCTCGTGAAAACGGAACAGTTTTCTACACACCAACAATAAATATTATACTTAACAGACTTACTAAAGAAGATCAGAATCAAATTAAACTTTTAGGAAAAAGTAAAGTAAGAATTTTTGCTCAACTTAATGCAACACATACAGCAACAGGTAATGATGTAATTGTTTGTATGGGTATGGTAAATGGAATGGAATTAAATACAGGTACTATGGATTCTGGAGCAGCATTCGGAGATAGAAATGGTTACACTTTAACCTTTGACGGATTAGAGCCTGAACCATTTGCTATGCTAGAAGATGTTGCGGCAGGAGGCGCACCATTCTCTAATGCGGGTATAACAGGACTTACAATTGACACAGATTAATTAGAATAATATAATTAGTAGTTTTCATATATTCTTAGTTTAGGGGGCTTTTTAGCCCTCTTTTCTTTTATACCAAATAAAAACAGACTTTTTCTATTATATAGTGTAATGATACAAGGAACAACAGAAACAAGTTTTTCAGCATACATAACAACAGAAGACAATCGTATTGACACTTCAGTTGTTACAAGTAAGCTAAGATATCTTTTTAAGATAAGTAATGATATGGATGGTTCTATTTATTATGTTTACCCTGAAGTAAAAAGTGTTTATCCAAGAACTACACATTTAAGTATTAAATATAGTGCAACTCCTGATATGTATTTACATCAAGTTAAGTTAATTCCTTCAGGTCATTACAAATATGAAGTTTATGAGGTAAGTTGGATAGGTACCCCGACATTAACTGAAACTACTGCACCCGCTACAGAAACCACTATATTGCCTGTAAGCGTTAATAATGGAATAGTGCAAGGAATAGTTACAAAAGGAATTTTAAATATGACAGATAAAGCAGGAACAGAGCAAGTTCAATATACACAACGAGAAGCTCCTGCATCTACAAATTATATATATTACGGACAATAAAATAAAATAAAAAATGGCAATAGAAAATGTACAACAGCTTTTAACAGAGCAATTAGGGAAAAATGGTAGCACAGAAATTTTTACTACTGCAGCGCAAACAAGTAAAGATTGGTATTGTGTTTACTTTCCTGTAACAAGTGTAGTAAGTGCTATAACAGTAGCAGATGCAACAGGTGAAGCGGCTTTACAAACGACACTTCCTGCAGGAACAACTCTCTTTATGAATGTAACAGCAATTACTTTGACAAGTGGTGTTGGAGTAGGTTATTACGAAGGACCAACTACATAAAATATGTTAGCACTAAAACAAGCATTAAGCTTAGTTACTATTGGAAGAAGGAGTAATGAGTGGTCGCCTATTTTAGAGTCAAGCCTAGCAGCTTGGTATAAATTCAACACAGGCGTTTTCTTAACAGGTTCTGATGTTAGGTCGTGGCACGATTCAGGTACTAGGGGGTTCAATATGATTCAGGGAACAGAAGCAAATCAACCTGCATTTTCAGCAGGTGTTCTAACTTTTGACCCTTCTGCACCTAGTTTTCTTTCAACAGATAGTACCGAGATAACTTTACCAAATGACTTTACAATAGGTGTAAGATTAAACATAGCAGCAACAGGTGGAATAATCGTTGGTGATAATACAGAAGATGGTGAGTTGGTTAAAGTATTTTCAAACAATAAAATTGCTGTTAGAATAGACAATCAGACAAGAGTAGACCTTCAATTAGATAGCGGAAGTTTATTAGAAAGTGAGTCTTATTTAATAATAACAAGAACAGGTGGTAGTGGTGATTTGAAGTTATGGTGGAATGGGGTTCAACAAGCATCTTCAGCAGCTATGACAGGAACAGCTAATATTGATTCAATAGGTGTAAGAAAAACAAACCAAAACCCATTTGATGGAACGATTAGAGAAATACAAATTTACACTGAGGCTAATGATACCTTAACAGCAAATATCAGCAATAGGTTGTCAACTCTATAAAAAATAAAATATGAAAGATAATATAATCAACATCAATTTGGAAACGAGTACAGCTCCTGTAATTCAGGAAGTACGAGGAAAAGATTGGATTGAGTACGGAGATGCTAATGGTGAGTGGAAAAACTTATACCCACAATTTTTGATAGATCTTTATTATTCAAGTAGTATATCTGCTGCCATTATTAATTCTACTGCTGAAATGATTGCAGGTGAAGATTTGATTATTGAAGACGAGGAGGATAGAAATGCTGAAACTAGAATAAAGCTACAAAACTTTATGAATAGAGCTAACAGCAATGAAAGCCTACACGAAGTTATTAAGAAACTAGCTTTTGATTTTAAATTACAAGGAGGGTCTTCC